ATACAATTCGGGGTTGTTCGTGTAACGCCCCGCGCCCTTGCTGAACGTCAATCCGCTTTGATAGTACACAAATGGTTGCGCGCAAATCCGGTTTTGCGTGTTTGTCCCGTATTCAGGAATCGAGGCGACGTTATGGCACAAATACTTGTGCATTTGCGCCGTGTAAAAATTCGCGTTCTGCCTGCAACGCTCAACTTCCCGGTGCAAATCGCCTTGCGAAATCGCGCTTGTATTGTCGCTCGAACGAATGACCAATCCGCCGTTGTCAATCTTGACGTACAACGTAGGCAACAACTCAACCATCGTCCACCACGATGCCGCCTTGCGAACGTAGTTTTCCATCAAGGTCAAGTAAGCCCCGGCAAGCGTGTTGTTCTGAACCTTCGTACGAAGCGCGTCGTACAAATCAGAACCTAAATACAATTGAAGCGTTTTGTCTTGCGCAATTAGGACGGCTTGCGAAATGTAATTTTCATCAACGCCGCCGTTAAGCATCGTTGTGCGCTTCAAGTAATTCGGGGAAACGAAAAGAACTTCGGGCATCTTATCGGGGCGTTGTGAATTTGCGTGGTTTCAGGAATCCGCGGTTCTTCATATCGCGCGGACGTTGCGCAACGCGCTTGTCGTTTTCTTCAAGACGATTCCGGTTGCGGTCCTCAATCGGAAGGGCGCGGATAATCCGTTGCGCTTCGTTTACGGAAATCAGTTTGTTGTTCTTCTGCAAATACGTTTGCCGCATCCAAAAATGCCGACAAGAACCGCCGCCTTTGTACAACCAAATGTCATACGTCGCCGCCCCGTTCGGTCCCCAACCGGGGTTCACGGCTTGCGAACCCGCGGCAAGGATGTCTTCCTTTCGGTACACCTTTGCCGCGTCAATCATACGCGAACAAAAATCCCGCGAATCATCGTCGGCAAGCGTTGTCGGGGCGTACGCGTAGCGGACCCGGACAATTTCCGTGTCTTGTTCCGAAGCGCGCGCGGGATTGTTGCGCAAAGTCCTTGCGAACGTCCACGCCGAATCAAGGATTTGTTCGTTGTCGTAATCAACGGGGCGTTCGTCCACCAATTCCCAATCGTGCCCCATCGTTTCGCCCTTGTCCAATAAGTAATTGAACGCATCCGACAAATCGACCTTCGCAAGCATCGTTTCCGCGGGTTCCTCGAACATCCGTTCTGCGGCTTCTTGCGGGAATTGGAGCATCGTAACAAGCAGTTGAACCGCTTGCGCTTGCGTCAATTCACCCAATCCAACTTTCGCGATAATATCGATTGCGGAACTTACTTGGATGCCCGTGTACGATTGTTCAACGTTCGCTTCCTCGACCGCCGTGCCAATCGCAAACGCTTCTTCGGGAACGCCCGAAGCCCGCAGAAGTTGCGTACACGTTTCAATCAAAAGGTCGCGCATTGGCTGAACTACTTGTTCGTCGAATTGTTCCGCGGATTCCGCAAGTTCCGCGCCGCCGCCCAACTTCCCCGGAACCAAAACGCCGAACATTTGCGGGTTCGTAACGCGATGCCCAATCATTATCTTGGACGTCGTTTCTTCCGACAAAAATTGATATTGCTTGTCCGCGTCGGATAGCGGGAACGGCTCAATAGACGGGCGTCGGTCGGGCGAATCGGAAAAGGTCATAAAAAACTTGCCCGCGTTCTGCGGACCCGTCGTTTCCCGTTCGATGTTATTTCGGATTTGGCGTCGTTCTTCATCGTCCGGAACTCCGTTCGAAAAGTGAATTGCGAACGACGGCGACAACCCGTTTTTGATGTTGTTTATATGGAAAACGGAAATCTCTTTTTCAAGTTCGACGTAGTTAATCGCGCCGATATAGTCCGGCTTTGCGTAGTACTGCGCGCCGATTGTGAACGGATGAACCGAAAGGATTTGAACGGGTTGTTCGTTCTTCAAAGCCGGGTTGAAGCGCGGGACAACTTCGGGTTCTTCCTTGCCCGACCAATCTTTTGAATAAAAGTACGTTTGCACTTCTTCGTCTTCGTTCGCAATCCCCGAACGGACGTTTTCAAACGGAAGATGCCGAACGTTCGCAATCGTAGCGCGGTCAAGCGACCAAATAATTTCAAGGTAGAACCCCGCTTGAACTTTTAAATCGACCGCGCATTTTCGCAGTTCGTCGTTAATGTCCCATTGCTCGAAAAGCAACCGCCCTTCGAGGGACTGAACGTCGAAACCTTGCCCGAAAATCAATTGGGCAATCGTATTACAAAGGGCGTTATGCGTCGGGCTTGAATGGTATAGTTCAATCAAGTATTGCGGAAACAAATTATCGTCCCCGTACGCAACGAATTCGTCCGTTACCTTTTCCCGATAAGAACGCGCGACGTACTTCGACAAGGAAAGGACGGACGCGCTTTGTTTACGCTTCGTAGTAAACGAAGTTGTCGGGGATTGTGATTGTTGGGAAGGTCGTAATTGTCGGCCCATTTATTTTTAAGGTTCCTTGTTCGATTTGTGCGACAACCGCAATGTTATTCGGGTCCTTGTTCGTGCTTGAATTCTGAACAAAAACGAAATAATCCCATTCGCCAAATTCAGAAATCAAGACGTTGTTCGTCGAATTGGTGTCCGTCCGAACTCGAATCGCCGTATATCTTGGGTTGTCGGTTTCAACGTCCGCGACAAAATACAAATCTTCCCCGGTTACGCGGTTCACTATCTTGAAAAGGTAGTGCGTGTAAGCGTAATCCCGCGCGGCATCCTGCAAGGTCAAATGCAAGATTTGTTCGCCCGATAAAGGATTGAGATAAAGCATTTCTTGTATAACGCGATAACGAGAAAAAAAGAACGGGACCGAAGCCCCGTCCCCTTTTCAACCTTGACCCATTAGTTGCCCGCCGTGAACGTCAACAACGTTTGCGTTCCCGTCAGGAACGGCGCGGGCGTCTTTTCTTCCGCCGTAAACGTGAGCGTGTATCCGTACAAATCGCCGGGGTTGGTTCCGGTTGCGAACGTGCCGCCCGTTACCAAACATCCGTTCGTATGTCCAAGAATCACTTTGTCGCCGTTCAGCGTTTCGACGATGACAATTAGATGCCCTTTGACCAAATCCGCAATTTCCGCGTTTACGCCCGCTTCCATTTTTGGAATTGTGCATTCGAAAACTTGCGAATAAAAGACGCTTCCCGTCGACGCTTCCGCGTTGATTGTTTGAGTCAACTGACTCGCGTTTTTCACGAGGTCAAACCCGTAAACAATCTTTGCCGAAGTTGCGTCCGTAATCGCGCCCGCGGTCGGATTGCCAAAAATCCCGTCCGCGAACGTTCCAATCCAAGCGCGTTTTACGCCGCCGATTGCATCGCGGCAAGGAATGCCCCGACCCGAAATTGTAATTGAACAAGCCATTTTTTCAATTTTGGGAATTAGGGGACGAACCGAAGCCCGTCCCCTTCTTCGGGTTTATTAGGACGTACGACGTGCAATCGCGTACGAATCGTGGTCAATCACTTGCGTTCCCGCGGTGATTGCAATCATCGCCCGCGTAGCGTCTTCAAGCGTCGAATCATTCAGGTTTGCAACCGCCGCCGCCGTAGCGAAATCGTTGCCCGTCAAATCGGTCCCGAACGCAAGGTTTTCCGCCTTGCTGAACAAGAACGTATCCGCGGGCATCCCGCGCGGCGTTACAATCCGGTATCCGGCGTATTGGCTTACTTGCTCATTCGGCAAGTACAACGAACCATTTGCAGAACCCAAAGCCGCGTAGTACAACGCCTTCATTCCGGGCGACATATAAAGCAACGTGTCCGGGTCGCCCGCGATGTCGCCGGGGATTGCCGCCGCCAAAGCCGCAAGACGGGTCAAGATGTTTGTTGAATCGGTTGCGCCCGTCAACGCTTGCTCAACCGCCGGAGAAGCCGCGACGATTTTTGCAAGGAACCCGTTCATATAAGTAACCGCGCTTCCGCCCGTCGTGGCCCCGGTTGTAGAATTGTAAGCACCGCGCCACAAACCAACTTCAACGTCCTTCGCGGCTTGGGCAATAACGTAGCGAAGCATTGCTTCGTTCGTATCCGCGGGCGCGGTCCGAGAATCCCGCATCATATCCGCTTCCCAAGTTGCAATAAGGTCGGAATTGCACAACTGCAATTTGATTTCCAACTTCGTCGTCGCAAGGATTACTTCCCCAAGCGTCGCCGCGCCGCCGTCGAACCCGCAAGTCCGCGCACGTAGGGAAGCCCCCGACCATTTCCGAAGAACCGCCGTGCCGACGACGTTCGGATAAAGGTTGCACCAATTGTTAACGATTGTATCCGCCGCCATAATAGCGGGCGTAACGTAGGGAAGCGCGGTTTTTCCGGCGTAGGTTCCCGTTGCGGCTGTAATGTTTGCCATTTTTATTCAGGAATTAAGAATTCGACATAAGGATTCGGACGCGTTCGGCTTCCGACAAGTTGACCAAATCGGAAAGGGGAACGCGGTTCGGCTTGTTCATCCGCTGAACGCCTTTTGCGGCGGGTTGCTTCGCAAGGTTTTCAATTGCTTGTTCCTTTTCCGCGAACTTTTCTGCAATCGACGCTTGAACGCCGTTGATTGCGTCGGAAATCATCCGCTCAACTTCTTCGCGCGTAATCGTATCCGTCGCCGCCTCAACTTCCGTTTCGGTTTCGGCTTCGGTTTCAACTTCCGGTTCCATCCATTCAGCAACGACGCCTTCCGCGACAACGAATTTCACGCCGTTGTCAAGGTTGTAATCGCCGTCCGGCAAGGGGATTTGTTCGCCTTCGTCGTTCACGACAAAAACGGCAACCCCAACCGCCCATTCTTCCGCTTCGGTTTGGATTGTTTGTCCACTATCAAGGACGGCGGACGCGAACGCTTGCGCCTCCGCGGACAAGGCGGTTGCGGCGTTCATCAGCATCTTCGCAACGCGTGTTTTCAAATCCATTTTTACAAGGTTTTGTTGGTATAACATTTTTCATTCAGGATGTTGACAAGGTCGGTCAACGAATCTTCGAAGGCGTCCCACGAAAACGCCGCGCTCAATTGGGTTTCGCCTTCCTTGCGCGTAAACAATCCTTCGATTGAAAAGCCCTTGACCTTCCCGCCCTTGACCCAATCCGACCACAACGTTTCATCGTCAATTTTCATCGAAACCATCCACGTTCCACGTGGAACATCCAAGCCGTACATCCGCGATTTGTCTTGTTCGCCTTCGACAATCCACGATTCGACGATTGTCGTTCCCGTAATCGGGGCTTGATGTTCAAGCGTCGCGTTCGCTTGGAATCCTGCCTTAAAATAAAGTTCCATCGCGCGACGAATCGTTTCCTTCGAGAAGAAAATGAAGAATTCTTCTTCCCCTTTCCTTCGGTAAATCGGCTTGTCCGGAATCAGGGCGGGACCCATTACAATACGGCGTTCGTTGTCGACCGCTTTAAACCGAAATTCGTCCGACAACGCAACGAAATCTTCCTCGATTGCAGGGGACTCGACAAGGGAAATCGCTTGGATTCCGTACGCGTCCGATTCTTCGTCAATTACAAGTTCAAAAATGGTCATCCGAATAGCGTTGATTGGTCCTTGATACGTTGGTTTGCTTGTTGGGCGTTGCTCACTTCCGAAGCCAAAACGTACGAACGAAGTCCCGTTTGGCTTGACGCTTGCCCCATAAACGAAAGGTCGATTTGCGGCGCGGTTACGGATGCCCCGCCCCCGCCCCCGGTTCCTCCGACGCTTGGGGGCGGCGGAGTTTCGCCGGGTTGGAATTTTTGCTTCGCGATGGTCGCGATTTGTGCCGCGCCGATTGCCGCGACGGATGCCGTTTGCAGGATTCGAAGGATTGTCGATGGTTGCGTTTTGTCCGTCAATGCCGCCGTTATCCCTTCCGCCGTGCTGATTACGGCGTTGGTGATTCCGATTGCCTTGTTGATTGCGAAGTTTCGCTTCGCGCGCTTTTCGTCGCCCTTCGTGAACGCGTCCGCAAGGGCGGCGATTGCCTGCATCGTGTTCCCCGCAATTGCCTTGCGCGATTCGTACAACGCTTTGTCCGCGGCGGCTTGCTTGTCTGCTTCTTCTTGCGCCTTCTTCGACGTTTCTTCGTCAAGTTTGGCTTTGTCTTCCGCCGCTTTTTTGTCGGCTTCCGCCTTTGCTACGCGTTGACGTTCTTCAAGGGCTTCGATTTCAGCGGCGCGGGCGGCTTCGATTTCCAACGTCGAAATCCCGTTTGCAATCGCAAGGGCTTCGAGCGCGTTGTACTTATCCTCGATTGCCTTTACTTCCTTTTCAACTTCCGTCGCCCGCGCTTCCCAAACCGCGCCTTCGATTTGAAGCAGGGCGGCGGCTTGCGCTTCGGCGGCTTTGCGTTCTTCCTCCGCCTTCTTCGCGTTGTCTTCCGCTTCCTTCTTGTTCGCCGCGTCTACTTCCGCTTGGGCTTGTCCGCGTAGGGATTGCAGTTCGCCCTGCAACCGCTTCCGAAGGGCAAACGATTCTTCGTCCAATCGGAAAATTTCCGCTTGCGCTTCGGCTTGCTTTTGTCGGTCTTCATCGCGCAACGTCCCCGCTTGTTGTGCAAGGCGGTTTTGTTCCGTTATGATGGACAAGTTTTCCTTTGCAATTCGCTTGCGTTCGGTCAACAATTGTTGTTCAATCCGGGTCGCCTTCTCGACCGCCGCAATCCGTTCGTTGATGGATTTCGTTTCATCGTCCGCAATAAATCGAAGTTCCCGGATTTGCTTGCGCGCCTTCGCGGTCGCGGCAATTTGGTTAATCTCG